CAATGATAGAATCTGGAATTATAGCCTTACTTATGTTTATTAATGGAGAGATAAAAGAACACCGTATCCAACCCTCGATGGCGATGTGCTTACGCGGCAAGCGCGAAGCGGAGAGACAGTACAGTGAAACTGTATCTTATAAATGCTGGAAGGGTAAAGCACAGACCGAGATATACATGGGTGAAAAATCTATAAAAGCAATAATCCTTGAATAAGAAATCCTACGCATTTTTCCTTAAAAAAAATAGAAGAAGAAACCCCATTGCTCAAGATTTAAGTGATGGACGTTATCATCAGCGTGTGGTAAAGAATAAGAAAGCCTATGACAGAAAAAAACATAACCTTTCAAGCAGAAATAGTCAACGGTAAGTGCCCAGCCTGTGGTGAATACACAATGTTAGTGGGTATCACTAGACAATACTATAGATGTATGACATGTGGAGGAGATCTTCACCAACATATTAATGGTAAGATAAGTTATTTACCGGTAATACAACCACCAGCAGGGGCCAAACCCTATGTTAAAGACTGGAGATAATGGGTAAAAAAGCTAAGTTCGGAGTTAGCACATATGTTAAACGCGATAAGCCTAGAAAGCGTCCGGGAAGACATAAAAAGAACAGAAATAAACACGAAAAAAGGATGGGTAAATATCGTGGAAAAAGTAAAAAAGGACGTTGACAAACATCCTCTGATATCCTATATATAAAGAATGAAAGATAGAAACATAAATATAGAAGTAACTAATATCTCAACCAAACAATGGACTAATCTATTGATTGAGCTTAATTTAGTATCAGAGGCGTGGAGAACCTATGGACCTAAAATGAAAATTAAAGCTTATAATATAGATCGTATAATTAAATGGGGAAAGAAAACACATGACGACAAAGAAGATAAACGAAGTAGTAAATGTGCAAAACGTTAGTAATATTAATACTCTTGTTTGACGGCACTCTACTGAAAGAGGAGTACGCGTTATCAAGACCGATGCCAGTACATGAATGTTTACTGTTTGCAGACGATCATCGAGAAGCGATTGCGACATATAGAGAATTTGATGACCTGATGAGGAATGGTTATTATTTAAACGATGGCAGAGGAACCTGGCAAGGAGTTCTCTGTAAATGATTTTTATAAGTTTAGGATTGATATGCATAATATATTTATTTATCGTCCTATTGCTCCTACAATGGAACAATGAACAGAATTAAAAGGACCTCCGTCCAAGTAAAGCCTTGCGCTAGCCTCTGTACGGCAACCTATGAAGCGGTAAGTAACCGTGGAGGTGTGGAGCCTTTGCCCCGTACGGAGTACGTGCACGGAAACTGCGGGGTTTATATGAATTATGAAAAAGAAAACGTTACATGGATATTATCTCGATGGTAAAAACATCTATGAGTTATGGATAGATGAACGTGGTAATATTACACAAAAGAAAATGAAATAAAACCTACCCCAAGAGGGATTAAAGGGATAGGTTATTGTGGTGAGAATAATTTTCTCCTACCACAATTTGGACACATTGTCAATTAAGTATTAGTTTCATTAACCTGTTGGCAATAAAATTTTATAATAGTCCCATATTTATTCACATCTGAGGGTCCTATCTCTTTAGCTTTTTTCATGGCCTCTTCATAGCCTGCCATAATGCATTCGTAATGAGTGGGGTATAATTCCGGCATTGTATGCGGGGGTAAGCACTGTTGATAGACACTCGTACAAATAATCATACTTAATATAAATTTCATCTTGACAAATCTCCATTCACTCCTATATAATCATCAGAAATAAATGAAAGGAACTATGACCGATATAACTAAATATAGAAATGTTTCGTTAACACACGAGACATACAAGACATTGATTGCTTTGTCCAAAGTTTTATTACCAGATGCAAAATTATCTATTAGTAAAACTGTAGAATCGTTAGCAAACGAAAAAGCGAAGAAATTAAATGGTAAGATTAAAAAAGTATAAAGTAAAAAAACTAATATGTCCAACTTGTAAAGGTAATGGATTTGTTAAAGTTACAAGTTTACACCATGATGAAATGATTCATCAGTGTTGGGACTGTGACTCAGAGGGAGAATTTTATGAGACTGATGATTACACTAACGGTGGTGATACTGTTAGTAGCAAATTGCACTAAGTTAGATGGATATGATCCAACAACTGGAATTATTAAATGGATAATTACACATGATTCCTGATACAGATAAAGCTTATATTGCCGGACTGTTTGATGGAGAAGGTAGTATATATTATAAAAGACTAAAACAAACTAGACACAATAGACCTGGAAAACCAGTTCATAATGTCTGGTCGATTAGAATGGAAATAGCCATGACTGATTATTCTGTTTTAGTTTGGTTGTATGAAGTGTTAGGTGTAGGTAAACTTAATCCAAGAAAAGTTAAACCAGGGCGAAAGAAACAATGGCGTTGGAGATGTACTCACCGAGATGCTTACTATGTCTGTTGTTTAATTTGGCCATGGTCTCATACTAAATTAGATAAAGTACAACAGATTATAGCTCACTATACTTCGAGAAAGCTTAAAGAAAATAATGTAATAGATTTGGCTCTTGAAAGAGATATAAGAAAGTTACAGGATGGCCGATAAAAAAGGATTCAAATGGGATGGTAAGTCTAGAGTCTCTACTGAATTATATAAAAAAAATTTTAATAAAATTTTTGGAGTAAAGAATGATAAGGATGATGAGCGAGAAAGATTTAAAAGAATTCGAGAGAAACGTGAGGATGATGTCAGCCCCAAAATTAAATAATAAATACAAGTATATACAAGGAAAACAGATCACGGACCACGGAACAGGGACCAGGGTTTATGACTTCCAAGGGTCTAGACTTCCGAGCGTAACTACGATATTAAGCGCTACAAAAAATCAACAATTTTTAAAAGACTGGAAGGCTAAAGTCGGTGAAGCAAACGCAGAACGAATCAAGAATCATTCGAGTAGTAGGGGGACAGCTATGCACAAATTCTTGGAGTCTTATATACTCGGAACTGGCTACGATGATCTTACGCCAATCGGACAAGAGGCGAAGCCCATGGCCGAAAAAATTATTGATGAAGGTTTACTCCCTGTTGAAGAATATTATGGTTCAGAAATTATGTTATACTATCCTGGGCTATATGCTGGGTCTACTGACTTGGTATGTAAGCACAATGGTCTGGAGACTATTGTAGATTTTAAACAAAGCAACAGACCTAAGAAAGAAGAGTGGATAGAAGATTATTACCTGCAGATTGCAGCATACGCCATGGCTCACGATGCTTATTATGGCTCTAGTATTGAACAAGGAGTTATAATGGTATGTACTCCTGACCTATATTATCAAGAATTCAAGTTTTCCGGGCCTGATTTAAGACAGTGGAAGCATAAGTTTCTAAAGCGATTAGATATGTACCATGAGCTCAAATTTGACGAAAAAGAGGCAATTAAGGCGGAAATGAGGCCAGAAGACTTCGAAGTAGACAAAAAAGACAAGGTATAAGAGATCTCACAGATAATTAAAAAAAAAAAAAAACAGTGCTAGTAAAATACTGTCTTTTTGTCCAAATGCACTATTATCGTTGGTATATATAGCTAAAGTGTAGACAGAATGTGTTAAAATAAAGTGTCTATAGACAAAACATTATGTCTATTTCAGTGGTGCCTACGCGCGCGCGCAAAGAGGTGTTTTGTTTTCTGAATTATCTGGTATATCTCTTATATGCCTCGGACAAGAAGAAAAAGTATTGCCTCAACCGGAACTCCCGATATACCTTATCCTAAGGTTAGAGTGGAGTGGATCGATTGTGTGAGTGACTCTGGCTGGGCTAACGACAGAGAATTTGATAAGATGAGATTAGCAAGACCAATCAATGAAGGTTGGTTATATTCTAAAGATGATAAGTCTATTAAACTTTTTGCTTCTTTTGATCGGGAAGACGATGGCTCTTTTTCTTTTGGGGACCGGACGATGATTCCACGTCAGTGGGTTCGGAAGATTCAGAAGATTTAGAAAGTTCTATTGCTTCACCTTCCACAACAGGCTTCAACAGAGACTCGTAATCGTTTAAAATTTGTTTCATCTTTGCTTCTAGTTGTTCTTCTGTTAGGTCCTCTAGCTTACCTGTTTTTATTATTTTTCTGTCTATATATAATCCTGCTGCTTTTCCCCTATTGGCTTCAGCATTTACAGCTGAGGAAAAACTTCCTTTTTTTAAAGCGGCTTCTCTCAACCTAGCTAGTTCAGCTACATGATTATCATAAGTCACTTCATGTTTCTTAAGTCTTTCTTCTTTAAGCTCTCCAATATATTTTACCACTAGTGGTGAGTATCTCGGGTTAGTTAGTTCTGATCCTTCACGTCTTGCACGTTTAGGTGAATAGCCTGCAGCTATTGCTGCTTCAGCTTTACTCATTGGTCCTTCTGTGCCACCAAATACTAAATGCTCTGCAAATCTTTGTTGCATTTCTGTTAATCTTTTTGGAACTCCCATATTGACAATTTAAGGGAACTATCCTATAAAGTCAAGATATGAAAGATGAAAATAAAGGCTCTAACGATCTAGAATTTCTTATTAAACAACACGAAGAGGAAATCTGGGCCTACAAGAAAAAAGAATCTGATTGGGAGCACACTCAAAACCAACTAGAGGGCACTAAACAAATTGTCACTAGACTTACTGAGAGCTTAAATACTACCAAACAACAATTGAATGAGTTAACTGCTAAGGCTCAAACTCTTCAAGAAATTAATCATATGCATGAGACACTCAATGCTAGTCTTAGAAAAGAAATAAATGAGCTTAAGACTAATCTTAAGATTGGTACTCCAACTAAATGAGAGTCCTAGACTTACAAAATTTTTTAAGTGCCTTTACAGCGAGCAATAAATCTGGTACAGCGCAGGGTAATGCAGTTTCAAATGCAGTAATTTTCGTGGAAGTTAACGGACAACTACA